GGCGGTCATGCAGGCGCAGCCAAAGACCCGATGCAGGCTTGGGAAGAGGAAATCAAGGCCCAAAAACTTGCACACCGCGAAATGCAGCGCGATACGCTGAATCATCAGGAATGGGATTTGGCGCGCGAAGCCGCTTACTGGCGCGCGAAACTGGCAACGGTTGACGCGGGCAGCAAAACAGGTTTGAAACTGCGTGAAAAAATCCTGAACCTTGAAGACCAGTTATCCAAGCAATCCACTGAAGCCAAAATCAATCAGGTGGCGGCATGGGAGAAGCTGGATAAGCACAAGCTGGATATGGAAAAGGACGCGGCAGACCAAGCCCTAGCCGCTGGACGCATTTCTCAACTCGAACGCCTAGACTTGGAAATCGAGTTTGAAAACCGCCGTTACCAAATTGCCTATGACGCATTGCAAGAACGGATCGCACTTGCCGAACAAGACCCGACATACAGCCAATCAGCCATAGACAAGCTGAAACAGCAGATGGCGGAACTTGGGCAAGGTCACGAACGCGAGCAAACCAAGAATCAGGGCAAGCGCGAAAACCAACGCCGGAAAGACGCGCCCAACGTCATGGAAATGCTGCAAGACGGCGGGAAGAACGTTTGGCAAGAAGCACAGCAACAGATGGGGCAGGCTTTTTCTGCCATGCTGTCGAAGACACAGAATTTCCGAACGGCAATGAATAACTTTTTCAAGAGTATGGGGCAAACCTTTATTCAGGAAATGGTTAGAAAGCCGATTGCAGGTATGTTGCAGCGCATGGTTCAGGAATCGGCGATTTATAAAATGATTTTCGGAACCAAAGAGACGTTGGAAACGGCGGCTGCGGCTAAGACTGCGGCGACCAAAGCGACGGAAACGACGGCGGTTGTCGGCAGTAATGCTGTTCAGGCAGCATCAGGTGCGGCGGCTTCTCAAGCGTCCATTCCGTATGTCGGCCCTATTCTCGCCGTTGCGGCGATGGCGGCAATGATGGCGGCTGTAATGGGTTTGATGGGCGGTGGCGGCTCTTCAACAACCACGACTACGACGCGTATTCCGTCGGCGGCGGGTGGCTGGGATATTCCGGCAGGTATCAACCCTCTGACCCAACTGCACGAAAACGAGATGGTCTTGCCTGCGGAACACGCGCAGACAATCCGTGAAATGGCAGGTCAGTCAGGTGGCGATAACAGCACGATTATCATCAACACAACGGGCGGCGACTTTGTCCATAAAAAGGACATAGCGAAGCTGCTGAAACAGATGAATCGTGATTTCAAATTAGTGTAAGTGGCTAGGTCGCCTGAAAGGGCGACCTTTTTCTATGGAGGTTTTTAAATGAGCAAGTCTATTCAATGGCTTAAATATGCCTTTGAACTTCGTTTTCTTCCCGTGCGGTTTCAGCGTTGGTTGTTCGGCACGGGGACGCGGGCGGTTGAGTTTGTCAGTGGGTGTTCGATGATTGGTTACGCGCTGGTCTTCGCGTTCTCGCCGAACGATATCTACAACTGGCCCATCTACTACAAGTTCAAAGACATTTCGGAACTGACGCTGATACTGGTATTCGGCGGCGTTGGTGTGTTACAGCTGGCGGCGATGTACTGGCAGACATTCAAAGGGGAGGTTCTGTCAGGCTATATGTTGTTGATATCAGCTTTTATTTGGTATTTGACGGCATATGCTTTCTGGGCTGCCTACCCGCCTGCTCATACAGGCATGGTTATTCCGCCCGTCTTGGCGTTCCTTTGCTTACTCGCTGGAAATAACTCACTTAAATTCTTGTTTTCGGAGGATAAATTCAAACGGAAACAGAAGGGGGAATAATGCAAGATTTTTTTCAATTCGGCTATCTGTTCGCCATAGGGGGCGGCATCGTTGGTAGCGTTTGGTCAAGCATGAAAGACCATGACGCACCGGTATCAAGCCTGTTTGAAGCCTTGATTTCGGCGGTTGCAGCGGCGGCAGTAGCAGAGCGGTTTTTGATGGTAAATCAAGTGTGGACTTGCGCGGTAGCCGGTGCTTTTGTTGGTATACTGACAGGTCATGCGATGGATACCGTGAAAAGCCTAGCCCCAAGCATTATGACTAAATGGGTCAAAAAAACGGCGGGTAAATTCGTCGATAAAGATTAATTCAACAACAGGTCGTCTGAGTTTCAGACGACCTTTTTATTTGGAGACAAGAAATGCAAATCACCGAACACTTTAGCTTAAAAGAGCTGACGCGAAGCGAGACTGCGCGTCGCTTAGGTATTCCAAACGTGCCGTCTGCCGCTGAAATGGGCAATATCCAATACACGGCGGAGCAGCTTGAAAAAATTCGCGCTTATGTTGGGCGCGGAATTGTCGTAACTTCATGCTTTCGTAGCGAGCGTGTGAACAAGGCGGTCGGCGGCTCGCCAACATCTGCCCACCGTTTCGGCTTGGCTGCTGACTGCGATGCCATCGGCTTAACTTCTTTGGCGTTTGCGAAAGAAATCATCAAAATGCGTGACGAGGGGAAAATCACGTTCGACCAGTTGATTCTCGAATTTCCCGAACGTGGCGATGGTGCATGGGTCCATGTCGGTTTCCGCCGCAACAGCCCAATGCGCAACCAAATCATGACCGCGACCAAAAAAGGCGGGAAAACCGTGTATTTGCCGGGTCTGCACGTTTAGAGGTTGGGCATGAATCCCGTTGATTTTGCAAATCGGAAAATCGCGGAATGGCAAAACAAAAGCCACGAAGCCAGCGAAAACGCAGACCTTGCGGCTTTTGAGTTTGCCGAACGTGAGATTAAAACCTATAAGGATATGCTTGAATTATGGCTCAAACGTTGCTCAGAAATTGGAAATTGATTGCGGTTTTAGTTGTTTTTGCAATCGTCATCGGTGCTTGGCAAGCCGACCGCAAAGCGGAATACCGGCGCGGGCGCGATGAAATGGCTGCTGAAATTTCAGGTCGTCTGAAAGATGCCGCGATTGAGAAAGCTAAAGAAGACCGCGAAACGTCTACTGTGTACCAAGCGGGTAAGGCGGTGCGCGAGGGGAAAGAAAGGATTAGATATGTTCAAGTGCCTAAAATTATTGAAAAAACTGCCTATCGGAATACCTGTCTTGATTCTGATGGGTTGTCAGTCATCAACGCCGCCATTGCCGACGGCGACTAAACCGCCTGCCGATTTGGTGCAACCATGCCCCAAACTGCCGAAACTTGGGGGCGGAACAGGGGCGGAGATACTGCCGTGGTCGTTACAGGTCGTCCATCTGTATAATGACTGCAAGGCGCGGCATAAGGCGTTGTCTGATACTTTTCAATAAAACAAAGGCCGTCTGAGATTTCAGGCGGCTTTTGTTTTCTAAATAATATTTCAAAGACTATCTACAAAGTCCGCCCAGTCTTGCAGCATTTGGCGGCGTTGATTGATGAATTTGGCGTGAAAATACGCCGCATCCGTCTGATTGTCTTTGGCGTGGGCAAGCTGCGCCTTGATGTACTCATGCTCATAGCCCATCTCTGACAGATTGGTTGCAAGGGTTGCCCTGAAATCATGCCCTGATATCGTCAGCCCCATATACTCCAATGCTCTATTAATGGTTGTTGCTGACAACATATCGTCGGGCCTTTTACTGTTTGGAAACAGTAACCGCCCGTTACCCGTCATCGTGTGTAACTCTTTGAGTAACTCGACGACCTGTGACGACAACGGCACGACGTGCATTCTCGATTTTTTCATCTTGTTGGCGGGGATACGCCAAATCGCTGCGGAAAGGTCAATATCAGCCCATTCCGCGCGCCTTGCCTCTATTGTTCGGACGGCTGTGTATAGCAATAACTGCGCTGCTTTTTTGACGACGAACGAGCCATTATAGTTTGCAAGGCTTATTTTGAACACCCTGATTTGTTCGGCGGTCATGGCTTTGGCGTGGGTTATTTCGGGGCGTTTTAGATAACCGGCAAACGCTAAAGTCGGGTCATTCGTCGCCCGCATTGTTCGGATCGCATAAAGGAAGACCGCGCTCATGTGTTGGCGGGTGTATATACCCGACACAATAACGCCTTTGTCTTTGCATACGTCGAGACACTCCATAATCTGACGCGGCGTTACTTTGGTTATTGGCGTGTCTCCGATGATTGGATAGGCGTATTTTTTAAGCATACGATGTATGGCTTTAATACTGCCATCACTGATTGTCTTGGATGACAGGTATTCTTCGGCAATGGCTTCAAAAGTGTTTCGATTTTGCCTGCGTTGTTCCTTTTTCTTGGCTGCTCTGTCATGTGCGGGGTTGATGCCCTGCGATACAAGCAATCGCGCTTCTTTCCGCCTTTCACGCGCTTCAGCCAGCGATATATCAGGATATGCTCCAATAGCAAAAACGGACTCTTTGCCGTCAAGCCTGAAACGATACCGCCATAGTTTCGAACCATTCGGATTGATGACGATATGTAGCCCGTTGCCGTCTGTCAGTTTGTACGGCTTGTCTTGTGGCTTTGCCTTGCGGATTTGGGTATCAGTAAGCATAAAAAAGAGGGTATGAATGAGTTGATACCCAAAATCATACCCTCTTTCCCAACGGATTGCTACGAACAAATATAAACCAAAATGAACAGAAAACAGTAATAAATACTAGGCTTATCAAAATGATATGAACTAAATCGAACCGTTACGGACGAGAATAACAGTTATCAATGAA